TTAACAGTTGCAAACAAAGCAGTAATAGTTCCTAGAATATTACTGATTGTAAAGGTAGGACGAGGAATAGATTTAGACGCTCCATCGAATTCAAACCCTTCTGCCTTACAAGGAAACTTTTGATAAGTATTACCTTGCCAAATAATATCTGTATTATCTAATTTATTTGTACCTGCATGAAACCTCTGCACATCTGTAGATCCATGTAATGTACTATCTAAAGTTAAAGTAAAAAGTTCAATAATAGAACTTGGATTAATCTTCTGTAGTTCTGATACGGGTATTGGCATTAGGGTTCAAATACTTCTCTGAATGTTACCTCTACTTTTGCACGATTTAGATATGGTATTGATTTATTCCATGATTCGCAGATAAATTGTGATGAACTAGATTCCCCAGGTGGTGTAAAGGTAAAGCTGGCACTATCAACTGCTCTGGCATCTAAAAAGGTTTCAATTGTATCTGCATCTGTTTCTGAAACTTCAAAAGTTAAATTAAATATTTTAGGGTTTTGATTTAGACCAAAAAGTAGTCTGTGTTCATAACCATCACCAAGTTTTACTGTTTTAGTATTTGGTTTTGATCTTTTTTTTACTCCGTAAGTTGGGGTAATCGAGGGAAAGGTAGCCATTATGCAAGTAAACCTCCAGGACGTTTTTGTCTAATTAATTCAGATTGTATAGCAGTAGCTATGGCAGAGCCAAAGGCATTTGCCTGTTCTTCATCTCCCTCAACATTAGAGCCTGACGCATCCACATTGACTACTATGCTTGTAGATCCTCCAAGTGCATGATTTGGTGTAACTGTTCCTGTGACTCCTGGTGTAAATAATTCTGGTCCTCTCTCTCCAACTAAATGTGTTTTTCCTACTCTAGCTGTTCCACCGTTAGCTAAACCAAAGTTGGGTCCTGCAACACCTAGACCTGTCATTGGGTCAAAGAATCCGCCTCCAACTCCTCCCATCACTCCTCCGCCACCGAAAAACCCTCCAAGCAAACTCTTACCTAAAAATCCTAGTAAACTTCTCTGCATTTGATTAGCCATCATTTTTGCAGCAGTATTTAAAAAATGATTAGCAATAGAGTTGAGCATATTCCTAAATCCGTCTTGAACACTCATAGTTCCATTAATTATTCCTTTAAAGGATTGCTCAAAAGAACTAGATATTGTTTGAGATAATGCAACAACTTGATTTCCACTATTTAGTAAAACTCTCATTTGTTGATCTAACCGGATCGTTTGAGCTTGTATAGGATCTGCTAATATCTGTGCATTTTCAAGAATTTGCCTTTGTAAACTTACTTCAGTTCTCAATATTTCTATATTCTCCTTCAACTTAACATTCTTTTCATCTAACACTAATTGTTTTTCTTGCATTCCAAGCTTCGTTCTTAAACTGGTTAATTTATTTTGTTCTTTTAATACATTTAATTCAGCAGAATTTAATTTAAATCTATTTTCCTCTATTTCTAAGCGTTGTTGTATTGGAGCTATATTTTGTTCAAACTTTGCTTGTTCTTTTAAAAGTTCTAGTTGTTTTTCTAAATCAGATCTTGTATCTATTTTAATATCAGATTTCTTTCCAAAATCAGGATTTAATTTTACTCCTCCAATTACTGCTTCACCTTCAGCAGCAGGAATATTAGCCATTGGTTTGTTTTTTTGAGAAAGAGTTGGAAAATTACCTCTTTTGTCAAGATCAAAATTTTTAAAAGGAAATTTTTGATTTAAAAATAAATCTATTGCTCCAGTTATTGCTCTAGAAATTCCTTCTGGTTTTTTACCGTCAACAAGATTATTTATTTCCGTAATTAATGGACTTAAAGTCTTAGACATTAATAAAGTTAATGATGTTCCAAATTTATTAATTTCATTTTTAAACTCAGTCATTTTTTTTGTATTTTCTTCTATTTCTTCTGAAGATAATCCAAACTCTTTTCTCCCTTTCTCAAGCAATAAAGCAGCAGCAGCCGATTTTAAACCAAGCTCTTCCAGCTCTAAAGCTAAATCTCCTGTCTCTGTTCCTACTAATCCAAATTTTTCTACAAGCTTTTCAATATTCTCTGTAGGTTTTGCTAAAGCATTGGCTAAATCGTCTAAAGCCCCTCCAATAGTAGTACCAGCTATGGAAAGTGCGAATCCCATTTGACCTCCGATTAATCCACCAGCTACTCCACCAATACCACCTCCTAAAGCTGCTGTTGGTCCTTGTCCAAAAAGTAAAGGAAAACCACCACCAATAATTCCACTACCTATAGCGTTTTGTAAATTGCCACCCATACCACTCGCCATCATTGCTGACTTGCCTTTTTCTTTATTCGCTTTTGCAGTTCTTTCCTTGGCACGAGCTAATCTTATTTCATCTGCTAATTCTTTGCGTACCAGTTGTATATTTTTAGTATTTATTTCT